CGTGAAACTGCCGGCCGGTATCTACGAGGTCATCCAGCAGGTGGATTACTCGCCGGGAGCCATCAGAAACGTTGCCGATTGACACCACCCAACCACGAGGAAGAAGGGGAGCAACATGGCAGAAAATCAGGAAGTAATCCGCACGCCCGACTACGTCGCCGGACCCTTGTCCGAGGACGAGAAGGCGCGCTTGCGCGAGGTGGCGGCGTACTGGACGGAGGTCGCCTTCCGCTCCACGCCGATCGACGAAGCGAAGATCGTCCCGGCGATCCAGTCGCTGTACACCGCCTCCGGCCTCGCCGCGCCGCAGGTGATCGTCGTCTCGTCGCCGCTGGTGATGGCGGTCGCAGGCGGGTTCGCGTCCGCGATCAAGCAGGCGAAGGCCGAGGACGCGTGCTTGAAGCGCATCAGCGACGCAAGCCAGAAGTCGCCCTTCGGGCCGCTGGAGTGGCAGGTCGTGCAGGCGGTCGTCTCCGCGCTGACGGGCAGTACGCTGCCCTACGCGCCGCCCGGCAAGGACTCGCCGATCCCGGAAAGCCGACCCGCGATGGCGCGGGCGCTGGCCGAGACGATTGGCGGCAAGGGTGCGCTCGCCAAGGCAATGATCCAGCGCATGCGCGAGTGGGAGCAGCACTACCAAGGCGGCAACATGATGGCGGCGTGGCCGTCGTACCTGTGCGGTCTGCGGGACGTGCTGGGCCTGCGCCTGCCGCAGGCGGAGAAGTTCGCCGCGTGGGAGGCGTGCGCCAAGGAGGGCGGGTTCCGCTGGATGGGGGACGACTTCTGCATGGTGTCGGACTTCCCCGCGCAGCGCATCGGCATGGACGCGAGCAACCGCCTGCACAACGCGGACGGACCGTCCTACGTGTTCCGCGACGGCTGGCGGGGCTATCACATCCACGGCGTCGCCGTGCCCGCGCTCGTCGTCGAGGAGCCGCAGAAGATCACCGTGTCGATGATCGAGAGCGAGCGCAACGCCGAAGTGCGGCGCGTGCTGACGGAGAAGTACGGCGCCGGCCGCTACCTCGTCGACTCCGGCGCGAAGGTCGTCAGCCACGACGAATACGGCATCCTCTACCGCAAGGAGCAGCCCGACGACGAGCCGCTGGTGATGGTGCGCGTGCTGAACTCCACGCCCGAGCCGGACGGCACGATGACGCGGGACGAGGCGATCGCCACCTTCGGCCCGGCGGCGCATCTGGCGGCGAAGGCAACGCGGGACACGCGGTGGAAAGAGTATTTCCTGCGCGTCGACCCGGACCTTCGCCCAATGCGCGCGGACGGCTGGCGCGGCGATCCGCAGGCACTGACGGCCCGCAATGCGGTGGCGAGTACCTTCGGATTGCGAGGTGAGGAGGATGGATACGCCCCCGCGTTCGAGTCGTGATGCGACGAAGATAAGCGAGACAATGGATGAAGCGTGTGTTATGGATCGAACCGGGCGTGTAGTCGCAGACGAATGCGCTCTAAGCGACGGCGCTACATGGCTCGTGTATTCGATATTCCGCTGGGAGGTAACCCGTGAGTGCGCATGACGAGTACATCGCGGACCTGCTACGGCAGTGCAGGGAGCACATACCGGCCGAGCTGGCGCGGGCGGTGGACGACGGCATCGCGAGCCTGTCGAACGCGCGTGGATCGCGCCTGCGGCCGGACTGGACGCCGAGCAGCCTAACGTGGCGGTGGGCGATGGACGAGCGGCCGGACCTCGTGATCCAGCAGCAGCTCGACGCGTTCCGCGACTACTGGTGCGCCAAGCCGGGGAAGGATGGCCGCAAGCTCGACTGGAATGCGACGTTCAAGAACTGGATTCGCAACGCCCGATCGATGAGCGGCCGGATGCCGCCTGCGTCGCGCACGGAAGCGGCGATCGGCGCCCTCGAACGCATGAAGGTAGGAGACTTGAAAGGAGGTGCGCCGTGAACGCAAGCGTTGTCCGTGCCCGTACGTGGGAGGACTGCCGATCGCTGGACCCGAGCGAGCGCCGCCGGCTGTACGAGGCGCGCATCAATCGGGACGACCCGCAGGTGATGGAGCAGGAAGCGCGCGGCGTGGTGGCAAAGCGCCGCATCCTCGGCCGCATGGCGGAGATTCCGCGGCATCGTGCGTTGGTGGTGGTGTCGTGAATGCCTCCACAGTGAAGGAGGTCACAGACTGTAACTGGCTTGTCGTATTTCCTGGCCGCATTGGTATCGGGGTAACGCAACCTATTCCTGAACATCTGCTAGCGCTGCGTAACAACATGGAGGAGGAGTTGGGCGATGAATTGGTCTAGCCCGAGTGAGGTGCTGCGGCACCTCGAAGAAACCCGCGAGCGGCAACGGAAGGTGCTCGCCGACTACCTGCAAGGACGCGAGTACGCCGACATGGAAGCGGCGTCCGCAGACGACTGGTCGGACGAGGACTGTTCCGACCTTGGCTGAACAGGAGAGTGTGTGATGACCGGCAAGCAACCACCGGAACGGAGAATCGGACCAGACACAGAATGGGAGGACATGCTCCGCTCGTTGCCCGACTTCGATACACCTACTGAACCAAACTTTGAATGTGTATTCGGTGTTATCCGCAACATCGTTATTGCCAAGGATGATCCGAGTACAGAAACAAAGCCCTAAACGAACACACACACGAGACCTACGAACATGCCACTCAAGTACCCCGTTTCTGGCGGCACCGACTTCAAGCTCGTCCCCGCCGGCTCGCATCTGGCCTTCTGCATCGCCGTTGTCGACTTGGGCTTGCAGCCCGGCGCCGGCCGCTTCCCGAAACCAAAACACCAGCTCCATCTGCGCTTCGAGACGCCGAACGAGCGCACCGAGTACGAGAAGGATGGCCGGCAGATCGAAGCGCCGATGGTGATCGGCTCGACCTACACGGCGTCCATGTCCTCCAAGGCGTTCTTGCGCCAGCATCTGGAGAGCTGGCGAGGGCGCCCGTTCACCGACGCGGAAGCCGCCGATTTCGACATCGCCAAGGTGGTCGGCAACCCCTGCATGATTACGGTCGTGCACGAGGCCGGAGGCAACGGCAAGACCTACGCCAACATCAAGGGCATCTCGCCCGTGCCGAAGGGCATGCCCGTGCCGGATGGTCCCGAGAACAAGCCGATCGTCTACACGCCGGGCGACGTGTCCGCCTACGACCGCCTGCCCGAGTGGCTGCGCAAGAAGATCGACGCGCAGTTGGTCGAACAGCGGGAAGTGTCGAGCGCGGAAGCGGCCGAGTTCATCGATGATGAAGTGCCTTTTAGTTGAGGGTGATGCGATCAGCGGTCCGAACGGACCACGTATCACTCTGCTAGAGGATTGACGGATGCACTGGTACACGCTCGACGGCAAGCCGATGCACTACGTGCGTGCCCGCAACGGGTTCCTGCGCGGGACCACGCTGCGGGACGCACGGGCGCTGAACCTGCTGCCGAGCGTGTCCGAGGTGTTGGCGGTGATCGCCAAGCCGGGACTGGAGCGGTGGAAGCTGGACCAGTCCATCCTCGCCGCGCTCACGCTCCCCAAGCGGACGGACGAGCCGGATGCGGCGTACCTCGCTCGCATCCGCTCGGACGCCTCGCGGGAGGCGCGGGAGGCGGCGCAGGAAGGGACGCGCATCCACAAGGCGATCGAGCGCAGCTTCCTCAATCGCTCCTACCCGGACGCGTACCGGCCGCATGTGGATGCGGTACACGCGAAGCTGGCCGAGCTGTTCCCCGGCGTCACGGATTGGCAGACCGAACAGACGTTCGGCGATCCGCGCGGGTTCGGCGGGTGCTGCGACCTGCACTCGCCGGACACTGGGATCGTCGTTGACTTCAAGGGCGCGAACGTCGGGCCGGAGGACGACAAGCGGCTGGCGTACGACCAACACCGGCAGCTCGCCGCGTACAGCGCAGGGCTTCGCCTGACCTTGCGCGAGGGGGCTAACCTGTTCGTCAGCCGGACGCATCCGGGGCACGTCCGCGCGCACGTATGGAGCGCGGACGAGATGCAAGAGGGATGGGAGATTTTCCGAGCAGCGCTGCACCTGTGGCGCTGCATGCACAAGCACTATCCGGGAGGTGAAGGGTGAGCGCAAAAGAACAGACGGGAATTGAAAGTCATCCGTGGCTCCGTGGATTCGGAGTCGACGGACTTTCCGAAGAAAACGATAAAATCGTTTTCCATATGCGCAGCGAGGCCCGTTGGATACAAATGACGATGGCGGGACGTGTCGATGAAAATCTGCGCGATTGACCCCGGCCCCACGCAGTCTGGTTGGTGCATGCTGGACGACGAGGCGATCGCTGCGGGCGTGTCCGACAACGCCGGGCTGCTCGCGTGGGTGCCGCACATCGTCTGCGATCGGTTCGCGATCGAGAACGTCGCGAGCTACGGCATGCCGGTCGGGGAGGAGGTCTTTGCGACCGTCAGGTGGATCGGTCGATTCCAGCAGGCATCACGCGATCCGGAATCGGTGCTGCTGATCCCCCGCAAGCGCGTGCTGCTGCACTTGTGCAACACGCCGCGGGCGAACGATGCCGCCGTCCGGCAGCGGTTGATCGACCTGTACGGCGGGAAGGAGCGCGCGATCGGCAGCAAGAAAGCGCCGGGGCCGCTCTACTCCGTCAAGTCCCACATGTGGGCAGCACTGGCCATGGCGATCACGGCAAAGGAGGATGGGTGAGCGTGCAGGATAATACAAACATAGAGGATGGTTTGGAAAGACGATTGCTACGCAAAATCGGGCGCACGACATGGAACGAAGTGGTAGCAGAAGCTATGCCGAATTCATTCGGTATGAGTTTGCAAATGAGGTGGCTTCTGAAATTCGTCGAAACTGTTGTCGTGGAGGCCACCGATGCGCAGCCGTGAGCTGGAGGACCGCTTGGAGGAGTGGGGGCGCGAGTACGGCGGATCGCGCTACGAGCTGCACGACATGGCGTCGCCGATCGCCTCGCTCGTAAAGTGGGGCGGACGTGCGCCACAGGGGCTCGGTCGCATCGTGCTGAACACGCCGGCCGACGAGGTGCAGACCGTGTACGAGGCGATGCAGAAGGACGGCCACCGCGTGCCGGCGCTCGTCCTCATGCTGGAGTACCAGAAGCCCGGCCAACCGCTGGAATCGAAGCTCTACCAGCTCCGGCGGATGGGGGAGAACTTGGGCAGGACGCGCTACTACTTCCACCTGCGCGTGGCGCGGGATCGGGTGGCGCGGTCGATCGGGTTGCAGACAGAGGAGGTGGAGGGATGAAGCGCGAGCTAAGTGAGTGGCCGTGGCAGTACTTGGATGGCAACGACGTTGGTGGCACCCGTAGGGTCAGGACGATAGCTCGATGGCCCGTATACGATGCAACAGACTGGGCGATTGCATGGCCCCTACTTGCCGGGCTTGCGACCCTGAAAATAGCCCTGCCCGCTTCCGCCGAAAGCGCCGTAGCCGCGACTTCCGTTGATGACGGGCTGGCCGCCGACGAGGAAGTTGGAGACGCCCTGTAGCGCGAACGCGCGAGAGTCGTTCTCGCGCGACTCCTTCAAGCTCTCGTGCTGCGGCTTGTCGTCCTCGTTCGTGTCCGGCTGGCTCCAGTCGGTGATCCCGAGTTCGGTGCCGATGTTGCCGCCGTCCGGAATGTCGGCCGGAGAGCCGTGGCCGAAGTTGCCGAATTGCGCGAGCGGGGAGTCGCCTTGCAAGTCCCAATTCGTGCGCGATCCCTGTCGCTCGCTGAACGACTGGTTGTTCTGCTGGAACATGTCCTGCAACCGACCCGCCTGATAGCGGCCGTACAGCCAGCCTCCGAGCGCGCCTGCGGCCATTCCGAGCGGACCCGCGGCGGCACCTGCGCGCGCACCCTGCGCGGCGTAGGAATCGCCTCCCACGCGGCTCAGCGGCCCATCCGTTAGCCAGCTCACGTCAGCGCGTCCGGTAGCCGGGGCGGAGCGAGTTCGGCGAGGGCGGACGAATCCGGCCTGCGCCCATCGCGCCCGCGTTCGTCCCCATGCTCGGGGCCGGCTGGCCCTGCACGGGCATCGTGGCCGGCGTCGGCGCCATGCCGGGCGACGTGGGGCCGAGGCGCGGGGCGTTGGGGTTCATCCGGTAGTTGGCGATGGCGCGCTGGCCCGGCGTCATACCGGGCGCCTGCGGAGGCTGCATGGTGGGCATGAGGGGCATGGCTTGGACTCCTGAGTCAGGGAACTGTTGCATGACGGACGATTGTGGCTGGGAGCTGGGGCTTACGTACGGGTTGGCGGTGACGACGTTCATTCGGTGTCTCCGAGCATCTTATCCAGCGCATCCGGCGAGAGCTTTTCCTGCCGCTCCTGCTCGCGCTTGCCGGCCGCGCGGTCGAGCTTGTCCGCATTCTCCTCCCGCAATAGTCCCGCTTCAATCGCGGCGTTGCGGTAGGTGTCGTCGAGGCGGGTGATGCGCTCGTACTCGGGCTTCTCCAAGTGCTCGCGCGCCCACGCGAGGAAGTCCCTGCGCTCGGCGGCGGACGGGGACACGCTGACGAGCGTCGGCTGGCGCGCACGGGCACTGGCCTTCATGCTGTTCCACGCCGCCTTCTGCTCGGCCGCGGTGTCGAGCGATTCGAGGTAGGCACGCGCAAGGCGCTTGGCCTCCTTCGCATCGCCCACGATCAGCGCGTCGTGGATGTCCTTGTTCACGGGCGTCATAGGCGTCGCGATGATGTCGGACGGCGCGCGGCGCTTGGCCTCGATGTTGCGATCGTCCGCGTACCGGCGCGTCATCTTCTTCGCGAACGCATAGTCGCGATCCGCACTGTCCGAGCCGGTCGCAAATCCCAGCAGGCGCTTGCCCGTTCGGTAGGCCGACACGTTTGCCGTGGCGAATTCTTCCAGCGCACGCTTGACGCCGGTTCCCTTCTGGTCGTAGAGCGTGAGGCCGAGGTTAGCGAGGCCGACGATCGGCGCGATGCCGGGTGGGTTCAGCGGGTTCTTCACGCGCTGGCGGTCCGCGATGTCCTGCCCGAGCTGGACATAGTTGGAGAAGAACCCGAGACCGCCGATCGCGAGATTGCCCACCCACGCGCGATGCGCGGCGAGGGTGATGGCGTCGCGGTACTTCTTGTCCTGCCACGCCTTCTCGATTTCGCTCGTCTCCGGCGCACTGCTCTGATAGCCGAACAGGTTTTGCCGCAGCGACAGGATCAGGCCGCCACCTACCGCTGCCGCGATCCAGTAGCGCAGGAGGTTGCCGAGCGTACGCGCATTCGGCGACGTGATGGACGGCTCCATCACGTTCTGCCAGTAGAACCGCGACATCTGAAGGCCGAACTTCTGATACTTCAGCAGGAACTTGCCGACCGGCGTGTTCGCGTAGACGGGCGTCTGCGTGAGGTTGTAGGAGAACTGCGCCTCGTTGACCGCCTTGCGATAGAACTTCTCCGTCTCGGCAGCATCGCCGCCCTTGAGCTTGGCCACGTCCGCGCCGGACTTGTCGAGCAAGCGCTGGTACTGCCGCGCCGCGCCGCTGCCAGGCTTCGCTTTCAATGCTTCGCGCAGCCATGCCTTGGCGGTCATGTACGCGTGCATGCGGTTGATCGACTCGGTGAGGTTGTAGCCTCCGACCGAGAGCGCGACCTTCGTCGCGTTGCTCGCGATCCGCGGCACGTCCATCACCTCGTTGTCATGCAAGAGGTCGAGGAAGTCGCCGCGCAGAATGCCGATGTCGTGCGCGTCCTTGATCGCCTTGGAGAGCTGGCGAAGGTCTGCCAGTCCGCGGATCATGTTCGATACGCCGAACGTGGACGCGTTCTGGAACAGGCCGCCGATCAGGTTCAGCGCCGAGGTCGCCGGGTTGCCGAGCTGCAAACCCGTCGCGATCGTATTCAAGGTCTGCGCGAAGCGGGCGAAGTCGTCCTTGCTGCGCACGTTGTAGACAAGCTTGCCGACGGCATCGATGTAGGCCTTGGTCCCCTCGTCCGTGGTCTTGCCCTTGAACACGTCGAACAGGTCCTTGTCGTACTCGCCGAGCTTCTGCCCGAACGCTTCAATCTGGCTCAGGCGCTCGGCCCAGCGCTTCGCGTAACGGACCGCCGCGTCCGTGCTGTAGTCGTAGAGTTCTTCCGGCAACGGCTCACCGCGCGCCTTCTCGATGCCGGCGAAGTAGTCGTTGGAGCTCGTGTCGTCGAAGTGATCGCGCAGGAACCGGCCGGCCTCCTCGTCCGTGTCGATGACGCCCTTGTCCTTGAGGATGCCGACCATCCGTTCCCACGCCGCCTTGTGCTTGCCGGGATCGCGCATCGCGTCCGCGTACTCGCGCTTCAACGTGCGCGGGAAGAAGTCCTTTGCGCGGCCGATCGGGCGGGACTTGCCGAGCTTGGGATCGAACACCTTGACGCCAACGCGCTGATTCTCGGCGCCCGAGTGCTCGGCGAAGCCGCGCCACGCGTCCACCATCTTCTGCGCGCCGGGCGTGAGCTTGGGCGGCGTACGGCCGTTCTGGATCGCAGCTTGGTACTCGGCGAACGCATCGCGATCGGCCTTTCGCTGGCGCTTCAATGGATCGCTCAGCGTACGATTGTCGGCAAAGGCTTCCCGCAGGAACTTCGACGCCTCGCCTTCGCGGCGCTGCATCGTGTCGTAGTGCCGTTCCACCGCCTCGCCGAGCGGGCGGAACTCGGGCGAGCGCTTGAGCACGTCGACGGCCGAATCCCAGATGCCGCGCACCTTGGCGATTTCGCCGGGGCGGGACGGCAGGCGGGGGTTGCCGCCCTCTCCGCTTGGCGGCAGGCGCCCGGAGGGCGGTTCTACTCGTCCGCCGCCTTCGGCTGGAATTGGGCGAGCGGGCGGTGCTCCTTCTCCGCCTGCACGTAGTCGTTCAGGGATGGAGCGCCCTTCGGGCGGCGGGAATTGAACGTCGCCGCTGCGATCCGTTCGGCTTCCTTGCGGGACTTCCCTTGCGACAGCAGGCGGTCGCGTATCGCTTCGTACTGTGCGGGCATGGGCGCTCCTCAGCCGTGGCGGCAGGGCTTGTGCGGACTCGAAAGGAATCGTGCTGGTGTCGATCGGACCCGGTAGCGGACCGCGATCCTCGTTCTGCGCGGCATGGAGCTCGTCGAGCCTGTTGCGCGTGGCGTTCACCCGCGCCTGCGCAAGGCGAGGCGGCAGGTTGTCGCCGTGGGACAGGATCGTCCAGTCGTCCTTGCCGATGCCGCGCTGGACGATCACCTGCCCCGGACGGGCGACCGTATCCACGGCATCGACACCGACCAACGGGCGCACCTCGCCGTTCGGCTCGATCAGCGCACGCGTCTGCCCGGCCGCCTTCTCGTCCGCAATGCGGTGCTGCGCTTCCAGACTCGCCGCGCTCTCGCCGCTGGCGTTGTTCTCGAACGTCGCATCCGGTTCCGTGGGCTGGCGCTGGCGCTCGAACGCGGCCAACTCCTCGGGCGTCGCTTCGGCCGTCGGCGTCTCTTGTTGCTGGAGGCGCGCACGGAATTCCTCCGGCACATCCTCCGGCGATAGCTCCGATACCTCTACGGCTTCACCGGAGGGCGCTGGAGCGGCTTCGGGGATTTCGGCACGAGGCGCAAGGACCGCTTCCGGTGCGGGCGCAGGAGCGCTCTCCGTGCCCCGAACAGCGATTCCAGTTTCGCCCGGAACGGATTCGGCTGCTTCGGCTGGCACCACCTCGGCAGCGGGTCGCTCGGGAACAGCAGGCGGACGGGGCTGTTCGGCAACGGCTCGGGACAGGATTTCATCGGCGGTCGCGCTCCCTTGCGCTTCGGGGCCCAGGTCGCCGGTCAAGGCCAGCTCGCGCCCCTCCCGGCTACCGTTCATCACCGCGCGCGCTTCTGGCGACAGGAGGTCGTCGAGGCTTTTCGCGAGGCGGGATTCAGGGATGTAGCCGGCGAGCAGGTGCCCGACGCCGGAGGCGAACGCCTCGCCACGCGGTGACTGCGCTCGCATCGTTTCGGGGTTGAACTCGACCGCTTCGGCCTGCTTGCCGAGCAACGCGCGCACGGGGTCCACCTTGGGCGCGCCGAATGTCTCGGCCAACTTGGTGGTAATGCCGGCCGGCGTGCCGTAGTCGTAGGCGATTTGCGCCATGCCGGTCACGTCGCCCGCGACCGTACGGCCGAACACGGCCGGATCGGACACGAGCTGGCGCGGATCGTCGGGCGCGACCTCGTAGTCACCGCCCTGCAAGATCGCCTGCGCGCCGGTCGCCATCTGGTCGCCGATCTGGCGTGCGCTCGCCTTCATGCGCTCCCACGCGCTCGGCTGGAACTGCGCAAGCGGCGCAGACGCGGAGCCGGACTGGACGTTGCCGAAGTCGGGCGGCTGCTCCGTGAACTGCGACCAGTCCACATCCTCCGGTGTCGCCGGCGCTGCTTCCGGCGGAGGCTCGGTGGTGAATTGGGACCAATCGACTTCGGGGGCCATGTCCGCTTATTCCTGCCCGAAACGGGCCTCCCACTCACGCATGGCATCGTCCGTCCTGCGTGCAGCCTCGGCGGCGCTCATCGGCTCACCTTCCTGCATCGCACGGGGATGGTGGGAGATTCCGAGGATCGACCCGTAGAGCATCGTCCACGCGAGCGCACGGTCGTTCATGCAGGCACCGGTACGCCGTTGCGTACGATGTACTTCTGGCCGTTCTTGTAGACCACCGTTCCATCCGGCGGCGCGCGATTCGGAGCGGGCGCAGCTTGCGGCTTGGCCTGCGGCTGGAATTGCGACATCGGACGTTGCTCGCTCGGATCGACGAATACGGGTTGCACCTTGCCGCGCGGAGGGCCGATCGCATCGCCATCGCCGGGCTTACCCTGCCGCGGGCGCCATGCCGTGGTGTCCAGTGGGTTTCCTTCCTCGTCCGTGACGGGCTTGAACACGCCATCCGTCACGGTGCCATAGACAGCAGAGCCGTCCTGATTGACCTTACGGACGAGCTTGCCTGCGCCCACTTTCGTGCGCGTGTTTTCCAGTCGTTCGCGCTCCAACCCGAGACGGGTAATTTGATTCTCACGCTTGGCGGTATCCGCTTCGCGGCGCAGACCTTCGGATTCCACGTTGTGACGCTGCGCCTCGTCCAACTTCTCGAAATTGATGTCCGGCGCCTCGCCGACGTTCGCCCACGCGCCTTGATCGCCGTTGAGGCGCCATTCCTCGGTGCGTACGATCGGCTTTCCGGCCGTGTCCGTGGTGTTGACCTTGCGCGTCTCGGGCGGACGGATCGACATCAAGAAGCGCTGCTTCGCCTTCTCGTCCTCCATCTGCTGCTGGCGCATGAGCTCGTAGCGCTGCTGCCAGCGTTCCTCGTCCTGCGCGTCCTTCTGCTGCTGGCCGATGTAGTTCGCGCCGCCTGCGATGGCGGCCCAGATATCGCCGCTCACGGGACACCTCCCGGCGGCGCCTGCTGCGGCTGGAACTGGCTCATCGGCGCCTGCTGCGCGTCCTCGGCACCTTCCTGCGGCTGCTCCTGCTGCATGCTGTCGAGCTGGGTGAGGATGCGGCCCATGAAGTCCTGCCGCCCCTCGGGGCTGTCCATGCCGGGCATGCCCATCGCCTGCATCGTCGAGGCGAGCCAACCGCAGATAATCAGCGCGACCTTGTCGTGCTCGTCGTCCGTCAGCGGCCCGAGCTTGGTTTCGAGGCTGTCGATCAGCTTCCCGACGAACAGCGCCAGCGCATGCGCGGGATCGTTCGCCGCGCCGAGCATCTTGCGAATCATCGCCGCGGTCTCGTCGCGCAGATACACCTTGCGCGCGGCGGCGAGGTAGGTCTTGATCTTGGCCGGATACTCCTCGGGGATGTAGCCGACCATTTGCGAGGGATCGCCGCCATCCGGCGCGCTGCCCTGCTCGGGTGCCTGCTTGGGCATCGGTTGCTGCATGTCAGCCATACCCACCTCCGAATTGCGACAAGGGTACCGCATTCGCGTTCACGGGCTGGCCCGTGCGCGGATCGACAATCGCCGCCTGTCCGTTCGCTTGCGTGCGGGCGAGGTTGGACGTGTCGATCGACGTGGGCGCAGGCGGGGCGCCCCACGCGCCGTTGTCGCCCACGCTGTTGGGGGGAGCCGCGTCGCGGAAGCCCGCAATCGCGTTCTCCTTGTAGTTCAGGTCGAACTGCTTGTCCTGCAACTGCCACGCGCGGGCCTGTTCCTGCAACCACTGGCGCTGCTGGAAGTCCAGATTCGAGAGGTCGCGCTGGCTTTCGTAGGACATTTTGTCCTTGTCCTTGTTCTGCGCACTCTGCGAACGGGACGACGCGTAGGCGCCGACGACAGCGACGGCGAGTCCAATCCAACCGCCCTGGCGGCGTGGTCCGTTGAAGGGCTTCACGGGACGGCTCACGGCGTACCTCCTGCGGGCAGCGCGTAGCCCGGTCGCGGGTTCGTGTCGGGCGCGGCTGTGCCCGGCTCCTGATATTCTGGGAACAAGTTCGACAGCATGTCGTCGATGTTCGACGAATAGGTGTTGAAGAAGCCCATCACACCTTGCGGATCGCGCCAGATCGACGGATCGGAAAAGGCCGCTTGAAGGAGTGTGTTGAAAGTGGCCGAACGCTGGTTCGCCCGTGCGGCGGCGCGCTGGTCCGCCAGCTCCCACTCGCGGTTCTGTTGACGGTTCTGCTGGTTGATGTCGAACTGGCGGGCCTGCTCGATCAAGGCATCGTGTTGTGCGCGCGCACCGATGCCAGCGACCTGCACGGACGTCTGGTTGCCCATCCGTTCGATGTTCTGCTGGTTCAGCGCCTCCTGATTGCGGTCGCGCACGTCCGCGTACTGGCCCGCGTCGAACTGCGCGATCGGCATCATCTGGTCGTACGCGGCGCGTGTGGCCGCGTCGCTGTAGAGACTGCCCGAGAGGCCGGCGCCACGGGCTGCCGCGAACGCGCGGGCGTTCTGTTGCGCGTTCTGCACGAGCGGATTGTCGCTGCGCATGAGGTTGCCAAGCTGGTTGCTCAGCAGTTCGTTGTTGCCGACGCTCGTCAGCGCAACACCGGTCGGGGTCTGCGAAATGCCGTTCACCATTGGCGCATTGACGTTGAATTGCGAGAGGGGCGGTGCGGTAGGCATGGACGGTCCTTTACGTCTTGTCCGTGGTCAACGGATTGGACGTGGTAAGCGAGATGTGCGTGATACGGACCGGCACCAACGCCGGGTTCAGCAGCGCGGGCTTCTGCGTGCCGTCGATCAGGAGCTTCAGCATGCGCCCTTCCGCCTGCGTGTCGAACTTCAGATACCGCTGCGGCACGGGGATGTAGGCGCGGTACTCGATGAGGGGAAGGATTTGGGTTTCCGAGCGGACATCCGGGTCGTCGGACTTGATGACTTCCTCGAAGAAGGTGAAGTCGATGATGGGCGCGTCGAACTTCACGCGCGTGTAGAGCGTCAACTGGCTGCCGCCGTACGCGTTGACGAACACCGTCGCGGACTGCCATTGGTTGTCGATCGTCGGATAGGCCGGATAGATCGCCGCCAGCTCCATGAAGCAGGGCATGTACGACGCCACATCGTCCGCGTAACCGCTGTCGATCTTGACGACGTACGGGAAGTACGGCGTGATGCCCGTCGTCACAACCGTACTGTTCTGGTTCTCGAACGAGGCGAGGATGACTTCCTTGCCGTCCGACAGCGTGCCGCTGTAAATGTGCCGGATCACGCCCGCGTTGGTCGGGAACGTGTTCGGCACCGTACCCGTTGTCATCGAGTTGGGCCGCTCCACGCGCTGGAACGTCGACACCGGCTGGTCGCCCGCGTCGAACATCGTGAGCGTGTACACATAGCCGTCGGCGAAGTAGAGGCGATACTGGCGCTTGTTGCGCACGCCGATCGCATACAGCGCGCGCGAGGGGCGCGAGCCGATCGAGAGGTCCGCTTGCAGTCGGCCTTGCAGCCAGAGCTGTGCAGCAGCGCTCAAGGGCAGCGTCTCGAAGTCGCCGTAGGCGTTGACCGTCCGCACCGTCTCGACGCCGCGGTAGCTCGTCCACACCGCCTGCCCCACGAGGTTCACCAGCGTGTACTCGATGCAGTTGATCGCGGGCGAAATCATCATCGGCGTATAGCCAGAGCCACCGCCTGCCGTGGTAGGGCTGTTACCCTGCAATCCGCGCGTGGATCGATCTGTCCAGACACCGAGCGTCTGGCCGTTCAAGGTCAGCATGCCGGTGATCGGCTCGCCGAAGTTGTACACCGCCGCACCGATCGCACCGACGACCGTCAAGGGCTTACCCGTTGCCGTGTTGACGACAGCGCCTGCAGCGAAGCCGAGATGCAAATAACCGAGGTGCGCCGCGAGGTGGCGCGGGTTGTCCGAGGCGACCGGGCGGCCGGTGCGGATGCGCACGGTGAACGTGCCATCCCACATCGTGGCGTACTCGGCGCCGTTCGCGATGTAGGCGGCGCGTCCTTCCGGCACGTCCCAGAAGTTCGCGTCGATGACCTCGTAGCGCGAGATGTTCGCGTCGATCGCTGCGCCCGGCGGGAAGGTCGAGGGATAGTCCTCGGCACCCACGTACGCCAGCAGCGTGCCCGTCGCGGCGTTCGTTGCGGGATTCGAGGGTCCGGTGCGGATTTCGTCGCCGGCTTTCAGACGCCGAATCTTGCCGGCTGCCGTGCCTTCGTATTCGTTGGTACCGATGACGACCGTGAGGACGCCGACCGCGTCCTTGACGACAAACGAAGCATCGCCCGTGTCGACGCAGTAGTGGATGATGTTCGCCGCAACGTCCTGCGCGGGCGCCGCGACGATCGTCGGGTCGCGAATCCAGACCGTGCGCGTGGTGGGCGTGTAGTAGACCGTGATCGCGTACGCGTCGACCTGCACGGCCGATGCGATGGTGCCGTTCAACTTCCGCCACCGCACTGCAACACCAAAGGACGGGTCCTTGATGATCGTGGTGGTAAGCTGCTCGCCCCACGCATCGGTCGATCCGCCGTAGGTGCGATCGGTGAGCGCGCCGGGGACGATGAAGCCATTCGCCTTGTTCTGCGATCCGATGCCGTTCGGGAAGGCGCTCGACGTGAGGCGCACTTCGCTATCGATCCACCCGTTCGTGCCGGCCGCATTGCCGTCCGCGCGCAGGCGCACGACGACACCGAGGATCGTACTGTCGTCCGGGATGGACGCGAAGTTGAAGGTCTTGCCCGTGAGGAAGGACGTGACCTGACCCGCGGCCGCCGAGCTGGTCCACGTCGCTACCGCGCCGTCCTGCACGAGGATGTTGTTCGGGTTGACCCAGCCGCCCGGCGTCGCGGCGACCGTCGGGAACACCTCGCCCGTGTTGACGGGATCGAGCAATTGGATATTGGCGGTCAAGCCCTGCCGGCTGTATTCGTAGATCGAGTAGTCGAGCTGGCCCTTCGGTCCGAACCCGGCCGGCGAGCCGGTGGAACTCAGGTAGTACGGGAGTTCGCGCGTGATGCGCGGACGCGTCCACGTCGGCGGACTCGGCACCTGCCACTTCGGCGGGTCGATGATCTGCGCGCCGTAGGCCTTGGCGTAGGACTGGTTCTTTACGTACTGCTCGTACGTCTGGTACAGCAGCGCGCGTGTGTTGTTCGGATCGGCGCTAAGGGCTGAGGTCGTGCCGAACCGGCAGACGCGCGCGAGCAGCAGCGTCGTCCCGTCGGCCGAATAGAGGTCGAGGAACGCATTGGTCGCCGGGAAGGCTTGCCCCAGCGGGTAGTCGTAGACGACGAACTGCCCGGCCGCATCCGCACTCGTCCAGTCGCCGGAGTTGAGCTTGACGGACAGAATCTTGCCGACCATGTTGCCCGTCGCATTCTCGACGAGGACATGGCCCTCCAGCGGATAGGGCGTACCCATGCCGGCGGTGAAGGTGTACGTCACGCAATCGTGGATCGCGTAGGAGTTGTTGCCGAACGTGAACTCGGCATCGATCGGGCTTTCGTTCCGGCCCGGCACCTTGCCCACCGAGGCCGAGTGCGCGAGCTGAATCACGTTCTTGATGTTGTCGTACCACGGGATCGTGATGTCCGACACGTTCATGAGCACGGGCGGCGTCGTGAGAACCGACACCTGTGCGCCCGAGGACACCCCCGTGATGACCGTCGCATTCGGATAGGCCGTGACGTCCGTCCAGTCCGTGAAGGTCTGGATGGGGTAGGCCAGCGCCAGCGCGCTCGGGAAGCTGCCGGTCGGTGCTGCGTCGCCGATGAAGATCGCATTCAGCGTCGGGCGGCCGGCGGAGAAGATCGTCACCTGCTCGCCGTAGATGAAAGCGCCGGTCTTGTTGGCCGAGTTGTAGAAGCAGATGACTGCATCGTCGATTTCCGGCCCCGACACGCGCCCATCGTAGCGCGTCCAGCCGAGTCGGCGCACGAGGCCGGCACCTTGGTCCTTCTCGAAGTTGAGGCAGTTGGTGAGCGACCCCTTCGGCGAATTGATCGACGAGGTGCGAAGGTCGACGCCGCCTTCGATGGACACCAAGGTTTCAGGCATAGCAGGTGTCCACCTGAACGCGCGGCAGGAAACGGGCTTTCAGGCGGTCCATGTAGCGATTGCACTCGGCGATCGAGGCTTGCAGCAGGGGACCTGTGTTCATGCGCGACTCGCAGATCATGCGGATCGCGATCCACGCAATCGCCTCATGGTACATCGGCGGCAGGATCGGCACGTCGGTGCCGGCGCTCAAGATCTGGTTCTTGATGCGGTAATCGAACTTGATTTTCCAATTGCTACCGGACGGCGCGAGGGCGGGCGTGGGGTCCAGCTCCAGCGTCAGGCTCGGCTGCTCGGTGAGGAAGTTCGGCTGTGCGGCCGCTGGGCGCGGCAGGCGGTCGCGAAAGCCGCGCCAGTCGATGTACTCGACGAACGGATAGACGTAGTCCTGTTCGAACGAGGCGCCGCCGTCGTAGAGCAGGAAGTAAGGCTGATTGTTCTCGGCCCAAAACGGGATGAAGCTGTAGTAGTCCGCGATCTGCACCTGAATCTGCGCTTGCGTGTAGGTGCGCTGGCCGGACGTAAGTTGCAGGACGCCTTGCTTGCGCATGAAGTCCCACGAGGGATGCTCGTTCTGCAACCACTCCCACGCACGCGGGATCGCGTCCGCGATGTCCAACGCCACCTGATCGCTTGTTGCGGCAGGCGGGATGGCCGTCGGCTGCGAACCGCCGGCCGCGTTGCCCGAACGCAGGTACCGATGCGCGTACTGGCAGAGTTGCAGGTACGTCATCGCGGCCATGTCAGCCAGTCGCCTCCAGGTCGTACTGCTCGTCGCGCATGATGTCCTCGATGTCGCCGCCGAGCGCCATCGCGATCTTGAGGCGGATGTCGTGGTTGGTCATGTCGCGGAAGGCGAACATCGGCATCTGCTCGAACAGGATGTTATGGATGCCGATCAGCGCGGAACGGGTCTTGTTCTTGAAGCACTCCGTCGCCTTCGCCTCGCGGGTGAAGAAGTCGAAGTAGCTCGTCGGAAGGTTCTCCGTGCCCGGCACGTCGCCGTGGTCGATGAACGGGATCGTGTCCTTGACGGTCGGGGTAATGATCTTCGTGACCTTGCCCTTGCCGTCGCGCTCGTAGCGGGACACCGCATCCGATCCGTCGTCGCGAAGCTGCGTGTTGCGCATGCTCTCGTAGTACGGCCACGGCATGTCCACCGGTACGCCCACCGGCACGTTCCAGATGAGGCCGTTCCAGCCCACCGGCTGGCAGTAGGCTTCCTGCGTATCGGTGCGGCGCTGGAGTGTCACGCGACGCATGCGGCCGCCCCACTTGCCCGTGGTGCCGAGGTTCGGGATGCCCTTGGCCTTGACGGGCGTCGGCTCGCCTTCCGGCTGCGGCGGCTGCATCGTCGCCACGCGCGGCTCGCTGCGCTGCTCCCGCGAACCCTGCACGACGGCGCGAAGTTCCTCGTCCGTGAAGGACTCCGCCGGCGCGGTGCCAAGGAGGAGCGTATGTGCGTCCACGAGTTCCGCGCGGGTCGCGTCGATGAAGTTGTTCTTCAAGAGGTTGCCGATGGATCGCTTGCCGGCCATGTGAATCTCCTAAGAAAAAGGGCCGCAGGGATGAGCTGCGGCCCGGAAGGGAAAGCCCGAAGCGGGTCGCTTACGGGGCCGTCACGTAGTACTGGACGTAACCGTCCACGAGGCGGAGCGTGGTCGAGGTGCCGGCCGCCGCGACGAGCTGGAGCGTGTCGTTGGCGAGCAGGACGGGACCCGCCAGCACCGTGGCGATGGCCACGTCCAGCGTGGTCGCGCTCTGGAGCGTGGTCAGGGCCGAGCCGAAGGCGGTCGCGCTGCCGGTCGTGCCGAAGTTGACCGTCACCGAGCCGCCGACGTCACCCGCCGAGCGCAGGACGACGCGCGCGAATCGGATGCCGGCGAACTGCGGCGAGGTGGTCGGGAACGCGGCCGCGAAGTCGATCAGCTTGAACACATCGGCCGTGGTGAAACCAACCGGGATGTTCCCGCGGAAGTAGCTCGTGTAGAGGATGCCCGCCTTGTCGCACGGCGGGTAGAGCGCCTCGTACAGGGTCGAGCGCAGGGGGTTCTGCTTGTAGGTGTTGTCGGCGTAGTAGGTGGCCATGATGTTCTCCTTACGGCGTCAGCGTGGCGCCGGTGTACAGACGCCAGCCCCAGTCGTTGGTGATGATGTAGGCCGCGTCCCACCACGTGCAGACGAGGTCCGCGTAGGCGTTCGTCGGATCGTACTTGTCCGGCTGGTCGAGGAGCTGCGTCTCCAGATTGCCGCCGCCTTCCTTGCCCGAACCGCCGAGCTTGACGGTGCGAATCGTGTTCTTCGCCATGAGGATGTTCTGATAGACATCCGCCACGCCCGCGGTGTTGATGAGCGTGGTCGAGGACGCACCGGAACCCGTGAGGATCGGCGCTTCCTGCGTGAGGTAGAACTCGATGTTCAGCCAGTTGCCGAAGTGGGTCTTGTGCTTGGGCTTGCCGCTCGGGAGGCTGATCGACGGCTGGAAGCCCGGCAGTGCGCGGATGTCCGGCTGGAGGTCGGTGTGGCCGAGGAACACCAGCGAGGCTTCGACCGGATTCGTGCCTTCCTTGTTCGTGCCGCCCTGCCCGACCGAGACATAGCTACCCTTCGCCTTGAGGATGGCGCGGGTCAGCATCTGGAGGCGGGAGGCCGTGACCGGACCGTTCACCTGGTTGATGGCGCCGACGGCGACCGAGTTGTAGGCGATGTTCGGGAGGGTGAGGAGCGCATTCCAGCGCACGCGTTCGCGGTCGAGGATGACGAGTTTCGCCATTTCGCTGCGGGCGCCCTTGAGGGCCGGGAACGGGGTGAGCTTGAGCGTCTGCCGGGAGATTTGGAACATCTCCGAGTAGCGGAACATCTGGACCGTGAAGTCCTCGTAAATCTGCGTGCGCGCTTCCTTGCTCGTGCCTTCCGGCGCGGGGGTCGCGTCCGGGGCCGGCGTCAGGTAGCGACGGCTGGCGAGGAACGCGTTGGAGTTCGGCGGGAGCGTGTCGACGTCCGCGAACTCGTCGATGACCTGAAAGGTGTCGGCGGACTCCAGCAGGTCCTTGTTGATGAAGTATTGCGGGTTGACAGAACCGTTGGGAACGTTCTGCTGTGCATAGGTAGTGAGGGCCATGATGGCGTTTCCTTAAGCGGTGTTTCGCTTCCACTCGTCGTAGCCGCCGCCTGCGATCGCATCCGCGTACGGATCGCCGCTCGGCGTCCACACCGCGTTGCCCGTCGTGCGGGCGCCTCCGGTGCGTGGCGTGGTGTCTCTCAAGGCTTCCTGTCGGCGCTGGGTGAGGTCCGGCGTGGAAGGGGCGGCCGTACTCGGGTTGTCCAGCGCAAACACTTCGCGGTTGAATCGGGCAATCACGCCACCGACCACGCGGGGCGACGGATGGCGCAGGGTGTCCCACAGGTAGCTCGCCTCGTCCGGGTCGTGACCGTTGACCCATGCGGCGAACTCGGGATGCCACTGTCGCTTGTCGTCCGGAATGCGGTTGCCGTGCTCGTCCTCGATCCCGCAAATCTGACGCCAGTTGTCGCCTGCGACTTCACCGATCGTGTCGAATGCTTCGTGCATCCGCCGTTCGGCGCGCTCCGACTCGATCGCGGCGTAGCCGCTGCGCAATTCCTGCACGGTCTCGCGCAAGGACTGCAATTCCCGCTGCATCGGATCGATGCCACGGGCCAGATCGTCTCGGAAGGCTTGGATTCGCTGGTCGATCGCTGCAGCGTCGTCGGGATATGCCTTGACGTGCTGTTCCCACTTGTCGAGCTGCGCCTGCGCGGCCTGTCGATCCGCTCCTTGGGGGATCGCCGCCGTGGCAGCACGAGCATCGGCAAGATTGTCGGCGCGGGCTTGTGCCGGGGCCGGGGTCTGACGAGCGGGAAGGGAGGCTGGGTTCCCGTTTCTGTAACGATGAAGCTGTCCGTTCGTCCGGATGTACCGCTCTTTGAAATCGGCGGCCTCGGACTGCAATCGGCGAAAATGATTCTGAACCGCAGGGTCCAGTTTGTCAAACCCATCGAACGGTAGCCGTTCCGCCGCCTGTGCGGTCGCAGGAGCGCCGTCCGCCGGCTTGGTAGCGAAGGTGCCGTCCGGATTGCGCGGCTGTCCTGCGGCGTCCTGTGCGGCCTGCACGGGTTCCGCAGCGGCAGGCTCGGGCGCCGTAGCAGGCGCGGCCTCGGCCGGCCTGGCCGGCGACGGTTCGTCGGCCTCTTTCCATGCCTTGTAGCCGTCGCCGGCAATGGCGTCCGCATAGGGGTCGTGTTCGGTGTTCATGCGTTATCCCTCATCGGGTAGTTTCCGAAGCTGTCGGTCGATCGAAAGCCATTCGCTGCATGCAACGGCCTTCGCCTTGTTCACAAGGTCGGACTCGCGCGAGTTGGCCAGCGCCATGACCGCCTCCACATGATCCGCGCGCATGTCCTGTGCGTGCTGGAGCACCGCCTGCCACGTCGTGCTGTCGAGCTGGATACGCTGGCGTAGTTCGTCGATGGTCATGGGGTCAGTCGAATCGGCTGTGGGGGTCGGATGGCTTGTTATGCTCCGCCATCACCTGCTGCGTAGCACTCATCTTCGCGTCGAGCACCGCCTTGAAACGCTGGGTGTCGTCCGAACGGGCGGCCTTGTCGGCCTCGACAGCGAGCGCCGCCATGTCCAGCTCGCGGCTGGTGGCGGCCTCGATCAAGGCCACCTTCATGCGGTACTGCTCGACCGTGATGTCGCCTTGGATGCGCAGCGCCAGATTCTGCTGCTCGGCGACCATCTGCATCTGTGCGATGCGCTCCTTGCTCTGGAGTTCGGCCAGCTTGTTCGGGTCGCCCTGCTGCTGTTGCTGCTGGATCGCGGCCTGATTGGCCATCGCCTTGTCGCGCGGGAGGACGATCGCATCCTTGTTGTTCAGCCCGTCGATGAGGGCGACGAACGCGCTGAACTCCTCGTACGGGTCCGAGAATCCGGCGTACTTCGGGTTGCTCGATACGTTCATCAGGATTTGCAGGTGCTGCAACGCGAGGTCCTTCGCGACGAGCTGCGTCGAGGCGATCGCCTTGGGCACCATGTCGAAGCCGGTTGTCTCGTCCGGCTGGTAGAGCTTGATCCACCACATCGCGCGTTCGCAGATCGGCTCGAACGCGTTGTCGTCCGCGTAGGCAGCAATCATCTTCTGGAAGATATTCGCGATGTTGGCCGCCATCACCATGCCGCTGGCAGGCATTTCCTCGCGGTTCGCGCCACCGTCCTCCATGATCTGACGGAACAACGTGTCGTCGTCCATCATGTCCAAGAAGAACTTCACCATCTGGAGGTTCCCCTCCACGTTCGTCGGTACGTTGACGGACGCGAAGAACTGCTCCAACGGCTGGCCTTGGTTCTCGACGGAGAACACGTTGAGGCCGGTCATGCGCCACTGCTCGCGGTTGGGCTGCACCTTGCCCTGCGAGACGAGCATGATCGGCGCAACGCCGGCCGCAGCGTTGGCGAGCATCGCCCGCACGCCGCCGTTGAGGCCGCGCTGGCTGGCGCGCGCGAGGTAGGGGTATCCGTAGCCGAAGATCGTGTCGTCGGCCTGCATGATCGTGAAGTTGTAGTAGTCGACCCGGAAATCGCGCTCCAGCGGGGTCAGCTTGAACTTGATGCACTTGCCATTGCAGCTCCACAGGTGCAGGAGCGGCATGTCCTCGTGCTCCCACTCGATGCCGAGGCAGTCGCGCAGGCGCTTGGGGTCGATGACCTTGTGCGTTTCGAGCACGGCATACACGTCGTCTACCGGCTCGCGCAGGTCGGTGTGCAGGTTGCGCCTGGTGACGGACGTGCGGAAGGCACCCTCCAACTTCGGGTCTTCCTCCTTGAGCAGCTCGTCGATCGTGCTGGCGATCGTGCGCGGGTAGCGCTTGAACTCGGCCAGCTCGCGGTTGGAGAGAATCTGTACCTCGTAGGTCGCACTCGACTGGCGCAGGCTCGGCGTCATGTCGTAGTAGAACCGCCACGGATCGACGCGGCAGAACTCGGCCTTGGGCAGCTCCTCGATGTTGAGCGAGCCGTCCGGGCCGAACGTGCGCTTGTACTTGGTGGTCGGATACGGCCCTTTGAGGATGCCGACGCCGATGCGCGCGCAGTCGAAGATGGCCTTGCGTGCCTCGGCTTGGAACTTGCAGTCGCGAAGGAGCTGGAACACCTTCTGCTGCATCTTCTCGGCCGCCTGCTTGCACGCCGCCTGCGCGGCTGACTTCGGGTCGGGCGGTGGCTGCGGCTGACCGTCGGGGCCGGGCTGCGGCTGTGGCATCGCCTGCGCGTAGCGCTGGACTTCCTCGGGCGACAGCTCGTCCGGCGGGTCCACGCGCATCGGGAAGTCGTTCGCCGGCAGGAGCATGTCGGCCAGACGAGCCGCGCAGTTGAGCGTCTTGCTGCGCGTGGCGTGAATCTGAATCTGCTGCGGGCCTGTCTTGCTGCTGTCGGCTGCATCTGCCGGGTAGGCCTTGCTGCCGTCGAGCCGATCCTCGCCCTTGAACTGGCGTTCGTCGTCGATCCAGCGGTCTTCGATCGGCTGCTTGGCCTTCACCGCGCGCTGCCAGTCCTCCTCCAGCTCCTTGGCGAGGAGATTGAGGCGCGATACCTGCTCGGCCACCAACGCATCGACGGCGGCGGACAGCTCGGGCGGTGCGTTGTCGCCCGCGGCCTGCATCTGCTGGCGCAGCGGGTCGAGCAGCGCGAGGTCGAGCGAGCGCGGGTCGCTGGCGGCAAGCGCCTGCAAGCCTTGGATGCTGAGGTCGTCCACTCTGTTTCTCTTTCTTTAGAGGATCGCGTCGGTGAGGGAAAGCGACTGCTGCGGCAGGCTGGCGTCGTAGGCGCGCATGTGGTGGTTGTTCGGCTTCCACCCCGGCGGACGCTGCTTGGCGTACTTCAAGCCCATCACGAGGTAACGCGTAGCCGCCATCAGGTCGTAGTGATGGTCCTGCGTGCGGTCCATGATCCGGCCCTTGTCGTCACGCGAGTACGTCGCGTACTCCTGCCGCCAGAGAGAGAGCGTGTCCAGCACGTAGAAGCGCGACCCCAGCATGCGGTCGTACACCTCGGCCAACCCCTCGGTGAGGTTCTTGTTGGCTTGGAAGCACGGATTGTGCAGCGCGTTCCGGTACTGCTCGAACACGCCCTTGCCGTCGGTGATGTTGGCGCCCGCGTAGTCGATCACGCACGGAATCCAGTCGCCGCGGCGGTGCACGACATCGACATGCACCGGCAGCGGTTGCAGATTCTTGCGGTACTCGGCGTACAGGTAGAGTGTGTCCGACTCCATGTCGACAGCACCCCACAGCATGCCCGTCGGGTCTTGGTAGCCGGGGTCGATCGCTGCAATGCGCGGCCAGCTGTCGGGAATCTCGAAGTGCGGGATGACGAACTCGCGCTCGTCGACCGGCCACACCTTGCCGCTGCCCAAGCGAGGAATGCCCTTGGTGCGCGCGTCGATTTCGTGCGGCAGGTAGGAGGCGATCGTCTCGGCACGGTCCTTGGCGGACAGGTGCGCGAGCGGAATGTCGTCCCAGCCAATGAACGTGTACCAATGCCCCGACGCTTCCGGGTCCGTCGGCTTGCCGTCGGCGAACTCGGGCAGCAGGTGCGCAATCAGCGGCGTAACGCCCTTGAGGGCCGTAAAGCCCGTCAGCACCAGCCCGCCGGTCGTGGCCGTACGGGTGACGGCTTCCGTGTAGATGCCCGCCTTGGGCTCCTCGTCCATCAGCGCGCAGTCGAGTGTCGCGGACTGGAAGCGCTCCTGCTCCATCGCGTAGGTCTTGAACTCGATCTGGCTGAACCCGCCGTGGGTCGAGCGGATAATCGCGCGCTCTGCGCAACCGTCCTTGCCCCAACTGACCGCCTCGATGTCCTCCGCCGCCACGAACGCACCCGGCTGCTCGCGCGTGCCGATCAGGTAGCGTTGCAACGAGTCACGCACCTGCGTCGCCGTGACGCCCGCAGCCCACGCCATGATGGGCTTGGCGAACACGCGCCCCCGCCACCAGTGCGGGTACTTGCCCGTCAGGAAGCAGGCGAGCGCGTAGCACCATCCGAGCGACTTGCCGACGCGGTTGGCGCCGAAGATGGTGCAGCGCTTGTAGCTACGCGTCGCCTCCATCGCCTCCATGTGGCGGGGGTAGTGGTACCGGGCGAACTCGCCGGAGTCGGCGAAGAACGTCTCCTTGAAGCCTTTGGCGAACGCTTGCGGTAGGCGCGAGAGGTCGAGCACGGTTACATGGCCTCGATCCAGCCGCCTTGGACGGTGAACGACACGAAAAAGTCGTTGAACACACTCACCGTGATGCCGACCGGCTGCGTTGGGTTGACGAGTGTGGCGGAGTTCGGGTCCAGCGTCGTCACGAACAGGCTTTGCTGATTGGTGGCGCCCGACAGCGGATTGCCACCGACCACGTTGCCTGCGTTGGCCGCCGTGTTCGTGAAGGTACGCTTCAACATGCCGCCCACGACGAGGCCCGCATTGCTGCCCTTGGACTTCGTGTAGGACGGCACTTGCGTTGTGAACTTCTGGTCCGATCCGGTGATGGCGCTGCCGGGCGTACTGAAGGTGACCTGTCCTTCGATTTCCCACGCAATGGGCTGGCCGGCGCCGGCTGGGATCTGCCAACCCGCGCCCACCGCTTGAATCTGCGTGGTCTGCGTGATGTTCACGAACGGCGAGAACACGCCCGGCAGGCCAACGCCGTTCAGCGCAGTCCCGTAGACGTGGAATCGGAACTGATTGCCGGCGCGCAGGACACCCGGCGGCACGGTGTAGCCGATGATGGGGTGTTCCGTGCTGTCGGCGGCATAGCTCGTGTACTGCGCCGTAGCCACCGTGGCCGCTCGGATGGACGCCACCTGCGCGATGGCGTTCTGTCCGTTCGGCAGGAGGCGTGAGCCTTGGAGCGCTGCGGAGTCTGCGGGGAGGAGCATCGTAAGCAGTGCCAGCGTACTCAGCATCACGGGGCCGGCGGCGTGTTGAGCATGACGGTGTCGATGCACGAGCCGAGACCTACGGTCGTACTGCCGCTCGCGGCCTGCTGGGCCCACTGGAGCTGGAGCACGCCCCCGTTGGCGACGTCCACCGTGCCGGTGATGATGACGTTCGTCCACGCGTTCGTCGTGCCGCCGTTGACAGCGCTGGAGAGCGCGGTGATCGGCGTGACGGCCGGGGCGACGCCCGTGAGGTAGTAGTAGGCCGCCATCGTGACGCTGGTGACAGTCAGGCCTTGATCGGCCACGAGCTGGAGTTTCAGGCCGCCCGCGGCGGTCATGCCCGGCGTGGCCATCGTGAAGGTGACGCGGTGACGTCCTGCGCCGTACAGCTCGGTCCAGAGCGTGTCGTCATTGACGAACGCGGTGCTGGCGCTGACGGTCTGCGCGGCGGTCTTGTACACGCCCATCGGGTAACCGAACGCCTGCTTGAGCGCGGTCACCTGCTTGGCGGGGAAGCACTGCTGGAGTGCGATTTCGATGTTGCGGATACGCTGACTCATTGCTGCATGTCCTCTTGTGGGCCGTTTGTTCTACTGACCATTTGGGTTGCCGCAGGAACGCGTGCGGCGCGCGTTTGTTACGTTCCTTGACGCGGCTTCGGGCTGTAGTCGACGCCCGTGCTGCCTACGGTCGCATTCAGGCGGATGATGTACAGCGCGCCTCCCTCCAGCACGATGCTGGGGACAGACGCGGTAAGCTGGATCGGCAGGAGCGTGGCATTGTCGATAGCCACCACGCGACCGTTCTGTGTCGTGGGGAGGAATACGTCCACGACCTCGACGCCCGCCAGCGGCGCGGTGACGTTGATCCAGACCTTGTCGAACTCGGTGGCGTCCAGCTGCACGAACCCGCTGCCAGCGGTTGTGGGGGCGATGAGGTTGGTAGGGGCGCTCATGTGGTCTCCTGTAGCCTCTTGAGCAGGTCGCTGGCCCACTGCACGAGCGTGGGGCGGTAGGTGGGGTGGCTGTTCGCCATCGTCACGAGCTGGTCGGCGATGGCCTGCGGGTCGGCGGTCGTCTGGATCGCGCCCGAGTGTTCGACTTCCTGCCGGTCACGCCACTTGGCGCGTTGGCGGTTCTTCAGCCAGAAGATTTGTGCGGTTGGGTGGGCGGGGATGTGCGTGCCGTCCGGCAGCGTGTACCCCATCGCCCGCTGGCGCAGGGAGCGCTCGACGTCGGCGTCGTACAGCTCTTTTTCCTTCTTGGTGTCGGAAAACGCGCTGTGCTGGTTCAGCCAGAGGTCGATGCTGGAGCGGTTGACGCCCAGTCCTTGGGCGCAGTCGTCGTCCGTGCCGCCCAGCTCGTAAATCTTTCGGGCAGCCGGGATCATCCATTCGGGGGCGTACTTGGTGGGACGGCCGATGGACTTTGGCTTTGGATCAGTCACAACGCTGCAATTCCTCGAGTTTCTGCACGGCCCTAACCAGATCGTCTAGCGCCTGCTGCACGCTAGAGTATGAACTCGTGCCTTCGTGCAATTTCACGGCGTAGGCGATAAGTTCGCTTGGCGTTATCCACGATGGAAGCTTTTCGTTCATGCCGTCCCCTCGCACTCTGCGATTTCCAGTAGCCATTTCTGGAACATGTCCCTGTCCTCCGCGTCGGTGTCCTTGAGGCCGACAACCTGTAGCCAGTCGAACGAGTTGGCGATGCAGACCGGCTGCATGGGGTCGTGCGCGGTGAGCACGTACGCGAGCAGCTTGCGCTCGATCGGCTTGTCCACGGCGCTTACACCCCGTCCTCGTGCTCGTCCCGCTCGGCGGGGCGGCTGAGCCAGTCGGCCAGCGCGAACAGGGCCAGCGCGATCGACACAGCGCCAGCGAGGATGCCTAGGTAGGCCATGTCAGCCTCCCTCCGGTTCCGTGTCGCCGGCCGGCGGGGCGTCGAGGTCCCACCCGTGCTCCATCGCGCGCTTCTCCAGACGCTTGACGCGCTGTTCGAGCGTGAGGTCTTCGTCCGCAGTACGCGGTGCGGTCTTGCTGTGCTTGGTGGACATGTCAGCCTCCTTGGATCGCGTCGTGCTGTGCCTGCGCGAACGCGTGCGCGGCCGCTTCCTCGTCCGGCGTCGGGTCGCGGTTCTCGTCGACGATCGTTTTGCAGAAGGCGACCCACTGCTGGACGAGCGCGTAGTCCTCGGCCGTCTCGGGCACGATGCGCAGGACGCCTTCCAGGACCATGCTGATAAGCTGGAGCGTGGCGGGGTTCACTTGCTGGCCTCCTTCGACGGCGTGAGGGACGCGAGGAAGGCAATCGCCGTCCGCGTCGCTGCCATGATCTTCTGCACTTCGGTGGCGTCCGGGCCGAGCGTCTTCAGCTCCGTTCGCGCCGCCTCCTTCATGTCCCACGCCTTGGCGTCGGCCGCCTTCAGGCGTTCGGCGATGTCCTGGCGCTTGCACGGGACGACGGTGAGTGGCGCGGTGCAGGTCGGGTAAGCGAGGTAGCGCGTGACCTCGTGCGCGGCGAGGCCGTAGGCGACATCCAGCTCGACGGCGGCGGTCGCGGCGCTGTTGGGCTTGGGGAGCGTGTTCGCGCAACCGCCGATGCAGATGAAGCCGGCGAGCGCGAGGGCGGTTAGCAGATTTCGCATACCGCCTCCAGCTTCGAGTAATCGCCGTACGTTACGGCCGAGGCGATGAAGTCGGCGACCTTGGCGAGATAGGTTTCCGAGGTATCGCGCTGCTCCTGCGTCATGGTCAGCGACGCCTGTTCGAGCTTGCCGATCGCGCTGCGGGCGGTGCCGCCATTTCCGATGATGACCGTGGACATTCAGGGTGCCTCCTTCTTGATGGTTGCGGAAATCTCTTGGATGCGCGTGCGGTAGATGTCGGACCACGCTTTCAGGTCGTGCAGGTCCGGGAGAATCATGATCGCCAGCAGAATCAGTCCAAGAAACGTGAAGAAACAGGCAGTTACAGCGGCAGCGCCCCAAGGGCCTAGGCCGGCTGTCTTATGGATGACGGTCTGTGTGTTGCCGTTCGCGCGAGCCTTGACCAGCTCGCGGAATTCCTCCATCGAGACGTCCACCTTCGCGCAGAGCTGGTTGACCATGTCAATGGCCAAATCCGCTCGCGTGGTGGAATCACCCTCGACGTCGTGTTTCGCCATTGCCGTCGCTCTTGAGGAACAGCAACGCCTCGTGCACCACGTCCATGCGGTTGGTAAGGCGGTCCAACGCGGCCGTCAACGTCTGCTGAGAGGCAGTCATGCCGCGCATCGTTTCGTCGTGGCGAGCATGGATGCCGGCATAGGTTTCCGCCATCGTCGCCACCTTCGATTCCAGCGACGCCAGACGGGTCGCTATCTCGACGGAAGCTTCCTTGGGCGTGCGGAACAGCCAACCGACGAACGCAAGCAGGATCGTCGCGCCGAGGGCGTACCAGCCTACATCCGGTGTCACGGCTTGCCGAGTCCCGGCTGGATGATGACGCGGGCGAGCATGCCGAGGAAGCCGGACGCGCCGGACATCCAGCGCAGGGCCGCATCGGCCCACGTCGGAAGGAGGTCGTGCACTTCCGGGTGCTCGGTCACGTAGGCCGCGCTGGAGCCGAGGATCAGCGCCAGCATCCACAAGCGCATGCTCCAGAGCTTCGTCCAGTCGCCGGCCTCGGGGACCAGCTTCACGTCAGGCGGGACAGGGAGGTTCATGCAGCAGGCTCCGTATCGGGCGTCTCGTACAGCCGTTTCTCCGCCTTCCGGCGGCGGGTGAGGCCGGGGACTTTCTGCCCTCCGGCGTGATCGTACAGCAGCAGCGCATCGCCCGGCGTGCTCTCGATCCCCCGCAGCGCCATCCCGAGCGAGCGATGCGTTTGCAGGATGCCGGTGCCGAGGTTGAAGCAGGCCGAGCACAGCGCGTCGAACTGGTTTTGCGTGAGCGGAATGCCCACGTTGTTCACCCCGACCTCGACCGGCGAGAGGTCGAAGCGCAATAGCTCCTCGGCCTGATGCTCGGTGATGTGGTCGTCTGGCTTCACATCGCCTACGTGCCCATAACCCACTGTCCAAGGCGCTCCGGAGAGCAGCCGGACAGGCTCCGGCAGGTCGGCAAGGATCGCCGAGGCTGGCTCCATGCCCCACCGCGTACGCACGCTCTGCGATTGCAGGGCGAGCGGGCTGGCGGGATCGGGGTACGCGTACAGCCGCAGGGCTTCCCAACCCTTGATGAACTGGAGGCCGTGTTCGCTGATGGTGCGGAACATGCGGACTCCGGTGGAAGGCCGCCGATCCTCCGGACCCTAGGAGGAGGAAGGGCCACTCGAACGGCGAGCCGGCGAGGCACGTAGCGGAGGGCGAAGGGGAGGTCCCCTCTGCTTTCCGTTCGGGAGGATCAGCGATGCGAAAACAAAAACGCCCGGTCCAAAGCGGATCGGGCGGGAGTGATGGAAGCTGGCGGCGAAACCTTCGGTGGCAGCTTCGTCGATAGGGTTTGCAGGCTACTCCTTTTCCTCCTTTTCGTCAACCGCCCCTGACTTCACGGCAAGCGCTTTCGCGGCGATCATGTATCGCACGGGATTGAACTTACGCAGCGATTCCGCTACCTCCGCCAACATGGCAGTCATGTCCATGTGGGTCCACTTGAGCTTGCGGCCCGTAACGCGGCCGAACACTTCAAAAACAGTCACTCCGAACAGCTTTATTTCCTCCTCGTCCATTTCGTACCACTCGCCGCGCGTGTGGAATACCTTGAGCCTTCGGAAGATCGAATACTCGATCGCCGTAGCGATAGCCTTTGATCCGGCCTGCGCGAAACATGCCTGTTGGATCGCATAAGGGCACTGCATGGCGATGTCGCGAATGCGCTTCGCCGGAACGCAGCTCCGGCCGAACTTCATCAGCACGCGACCCGTCGGGGTCTCGAAGAACGCGGCGTAGACGAACTCCATTTCGTCCTTTTTGCGGATTTCGTAGTGCAGGTCACGTGGATGGCGGCGCGTGCCCTCGGCGATGTCGCGTTGTTTCACTTCTCGTTCCTCCACTGCACGTTGTGTTCCGCCCCGAAGGCGAACAGTAGCTCGATCACCTCCGAGCACTCCGCCTCCGTCAACTGCCGACTACTGGCGCCGAGCACGACGAACCCGCCGTCGATGCCGGGAACGACCTTCTGCCCCTTGCGGAAGCTCGCGACGAACATGTGCCGCCAGTCGTCGCGGGAGAGGCGCTGCCCGTGCCAGACGACCTGCTTGGCCACATCCCCGCACATCGCATTTAGCCGGTCGTTCTGCGCACCGTTGCGCCTACGCGGGGCGTTCGCGCCGGAGCCGACGAGCACCTGCACCGCCCCCGCGTCGGCCACTGCGGACCGCACAGCGCGCTCCAGCGCCACCAGCCCGGCGCGCAGGGTGGCGGCGGTCAGAGTGAAGGAGGCGGCCACGACGGCTCCACGGCGCCTTGGTGAAGGTCAGAATTCGTCTGCTCGCGAAACTCCCAAGTCAGGTCTAGCGTGTTTATCACACGCCAGATTGACGAGAACGGGACACGACCTCCCATCCAAAGCCCGGCATCCTTTATGTCAGTCAATTCCTTCGCGTTCATTCCGGCACCTCCAACAGGACCACGCGACCGAACATCCCGCGCTCGCGCAGTTGTTCGATCATCCGGGCACATTCGGGACTCCACCGCTTGAGGCGGGCACGGTTGTTGGCGGCGACGGCCTCCTTGTCGATGTTCCGCCTGCGGCAGTCGGCTTGGATGCGCTCGATCGCCGAGAAGATCGGGGCGAGGTCGTCAGTCATCGTCGGTATCTCCCGCCAGTCGCGCCCTGATCCATCCATCCGGCTGCTGTAACCACAAAGGCATCCATACGTCTAGCCAAAGAAACGCGCGAATGACGTGACTCATGTCAACTTCGCGCTGGACGGCCATGCCGTCCAACTCGGTCGGGTGGCTCATGCGGTCCTCCGCCACGGGTACAGCCACGAGTCGCCATGCGGGACCATCGCTTCGCCGCGGTACGTGGAGCGCGCTGTGCAGCGCATCCAGTACTGGTACTGGATCGATTTGGCATGCGCCATCGGAATATCCCCGCGGCGGTTGGCGTCCGTCATGTCGCGGTACGCTTCCTCCGCCAACATCCGCGCCGTCTTCGGCAACTGGCCGCGGTGCGCGAGGTGGCGGACGCGGGCGGCGGTGAGTTCTACGTTGGTCATACAGACTCCCCTCTCGTTTTGGAACGCCAGTCGGTATCGTCCCATGCGCCTTTGCCCATGTTGCAATCGACGCACAGGACTTGCAGGTTGTTCGGGTCCAGCGACAGCTCGGGATGCGTGTAGCGTGGCTTGATGTGGTCGACGTGAAGCGGGTTGTCAGGCATTGCACGCGCTCCGCAGCATTGGCAGCATCCGTCCGCCCTGCGAAGGGCGAAGTACCGCACCTGACGCCACTCGCTCGATTCGTAGAATCCCTCGTCCTTACGGTAATCCGGGCTGCGCTTTGGCATCGGCGGTAAGTAGGCAGGACGAACCACCAAAGGCTTCCGAGGCGGCAGGTAGGTCTTTCGTGCTGCGTCCTTGATGGCCGATCGTTCAGCGTGATAGTCCATCCCGAGAAATGCAGCGTACGTCTTCAACTTCGACCCTTTGAAACCATGCGCTGCCAATGCTTCGGCGACCTGAGCGCACGTCGCTTTGTTGGGCAGGCCAAGTTTTCTACGCACTCCCTTGCGTAGCTGATTCTTCAACCTGTTCAACTGTTTTCTAGGAGTATTGGTCACTTGGCTTATACCCACTGATCCTTCGGTTCGACAAAGCCGAGCCTTCCCTCGGCCGGACAGGCTTTCGGGGTTCTCGGCTTCGGGTGATCCTTTCGGACAGACCGTAGCCCGGTGGCTTCTACTCTTTCGCTACCGCCACGCACGCCGGCAGCGCCGCTTTCTCGACCCCTCGGTTTCCCGAGGCCCTGGTAACGGAGTTCCCGACGCAGCCAGTGGCAAGGCTAAGCGACCCTGCGCCGGGAGCCGGCGAGAGGTGATTTCTGAACGGGGATTCGGGGAGGGACTTGCGGGAGGGACGGAAGGGTGTATGCTTCTCGTCACTCGGTGCCCATACACCGATGTCACCCGTCGGGAATCGCCTTTCGCCGACGTAACGCCCCGAGCACTTCCGTGCCGGGGCGTTTTTCTTTCTGGAAAACGTTCTACTCGTCTCCGAAACGAAACACAAGACCCTAGTTGATCCACGCCGCGGGCGCCTGGCAGACGTTGCCCGAGCACGCCGGCTGCTTGCCCGGATCGGTCTGCGCGATGTTGAGGTAGTACACCCCGCCCGGACGCAGGACGCAGGATGTAGCCGGAGATGCCCCGGAAAGCGTCCAGAACACGAGCTGCGCGTCGGCGGCGGGTACCCCCTGTACCCTACAGCCGGTAGACGGGAGATGCGCGGAGAAGTCGCCGCAGGCGCTGGAAACGGCAACGGTAATCGGCAGGCTCCCCGGCCACGCGCTCGGCGCCATCCACCGGCCCGCACTGCGCGGGTCGATGTCGGCGGGTACCGTGAAGCGCAGGCCGATGTAGCTCGACGGCCGGAACGCCGTGTACCGCGGGGCGGAGCCGGCGAGGCCGGGGAAGGGAAGCACGGGCCCCGGAGCGCCGCTGTTGTAGCTGTAGACCGCGCCGTATTCGTCCAGCCGTACCGCGGGGCGGGTCGTCAGCGACGCACCGTAGGCGATGTTGCTGACCGTCAAGCGCGTGCGCGGGATGCCGTCCAGTGTCACCGAGGCGGGACAGCCGACGGGAGCGGGCGGGTCGAACCCGTTCGAGAAGATCGGGCCCGGCTCGGTCTGCGACAGGAACAGCGCGCCGCCTCCGATCGCCGCAGCGACCGCGAGCGCGACGGGCAGGCGTTTCAAGGTGGTGGGTTTCATGGACGTGATCCTCAGTGGACGTTCCAGAGGAACAGGACGGCGACGATCCCGGCCAGACCAAGCCACAGCGGCATCCTCGGCTCTTTGTTATCCAGCGCCAGCCGCAACATTTGCAAGGGATCACGGCGGATGACGATATTGGCGATGCCGACAAGAACCCAAAAAACGATCGTCAGCCACGCAACTGCACGCAGAAACGTAATCATTCCACTTCCTCCTTCGGTAACGTGAAGCGCAGCCCCACAGGCTGCGCGTACAGGGATTCCAGCTCGTCCGCGGCTTGCAACAGCATCGCGCGATCCTCGCGGTCCCACAGCAGCTCCGCCAGTACGCGCAGGCGGTCGGGAAGGGAGGCGTTCACGGTTCCACCACCAGCCGCACGCGCTTGCTTCCATCAATCCACGCACTGAAACTGTTTTCCTGCTCCTCCATCTGACCCCAAGTTCCGTGCGAGTCAAGCAGGAAGCGGTAACCGTCAGGATAGGCATTCAAGTAGCCAACCGGCGCCTTCTCGAACCTCTCCCGCAGCTCTGCCAGCTCGCGCTCGGCGATGTTGGCATCTATCCGCGCGTTCGTGATTGCGTTGAACAGATGGCTGGCGCAGTGGATGTAGCCTTGTTCACCGCATCCAACTGCGCGCTCGTATTCCTCAACAAGAAAGTCACGCTCACTGCGCAACTGTGCAACCTCCGCGCGCAGGCGTTCGATTTCGTCGCGCTGCAATGCCACCAACGCTTCTCCAGTGCTTCCACAATCGCACGGAGGGCAAATGGACGGGCCTCCGCAGCTGAGCGGATAGTTGGTGCGGCCGCATACGATGCACGGTCCGGACATGATCTGATCGTCACCCACGGCGGCTCTCCTTGCTGCGGATGAAGGATTGGATGGCGGTAAGCATCGCTTCAGGATCGGCACACACTTCGCGCGGATCATCAGCCGCATGCATGGCAACAACGGCGTTTGCGTAAGCCGCAGCGACGGCGCATGCGTCGTCCGTAGTCACCGTCCGCAACGCCTCGTTCTCGGCGCGGAGGGCGGCAATCTCGGCCTCGTCGGCGCGGAGTAGTTCGGACGCTCGATGGATGGCATCCAAAATCGCCTTGTCTGCGCTGATTGCTCCTGTCCAGCCGAGGATCGTCGCAAGCCTCTCCCGCTCGCTCGTCTGGCGGTCGTTGGTTGGGGTGGTCATGGCACTAAACCGATGCGAAGGTGATGAAACAACCAGATGGCCCCTTCAATAGCAGCCCAACCAACGACGGCAGCTATTACCATTGAAATTAGCCACACCATAGCGATTTGCGCGCCAAGCGCTCTCCCGAAATCAGTTCCCATATCAGTCCTCCTTCCAATCCGGGCTACCCATCGCAGCCCTTACGTTGTTGAGTGCGATGCGGCCGGCGTCCACGATCTGAATCGTTTCATCGAACAGGTCGTACAGCGCCAACCGACGACGGTTCAAGCGCAATGCGACGCGGCGTTCTCCGCGTCTGACAGACATGCTGCCGTCGCCGATGCGCGTCAGCAACGCCAATTCCGCTTTCGTCATCCTCGGCGCAGCGAGGGCGGCGTGACCGCGGGGTGTGAGCTGACCGCCACCGGGCGTGCACAACCCTCTATCGTGAAGTCGGCCGAAGGTAGCCGCGGTTGGCATGCACTCGTGATCGCCGCGAATGTACTGCAATCCGCTCGTTTCCGCCTTCGTCAGCTCTACCGTGCTCATCGCGGCTTCTCCTGTTCGCTCAGGTCTACTTGCAGCAAACGTTGGCGAAACCGGCCGCCTTTCGTCATCTGCGCTTGCTTGCAATACGGCGAGCAGAACACCAAGGCTCGGTGGTATCGATCGTCTATGACGCCGACCCACCCGATATCGTTAGCCCATCCGGCGAGTTCAAAGGCGAAGCGCGGAGGCCCCTGATCGATCTGTGCAAGGCGCCCGCACGTGCAGCATTTCAGGACGCAGCTCATCCTTCCCCCTTCGCCGCTGCGCTGCGGGCGAGTGCAATTTCCTTGGCGCGTTCGCGTACTTCACGAAGCGCCTCGTTGCCGGGCGGCGTGGGGGCGGCGCCAATCATCCGACTCCAGATCGGAGAAATCTCCAACTTCATGCGAACTGCGTTGTTGCTTTGCCCATTCAGTGCTGAATGGTTAATAGGTGCGTAGTAGCCGGCCCGAAGCATTTCTTGCGTCGCCTTACGCGGCACCAGCACCCACCCCTCCGGCACGCTCCCTCGGCTCTCGCTTGCAACGGGAGCGGTGGAGTCTGGCTCATCGCGCTTAACGAGCGCCCACAGATTGACGGTGCCGGGCGGAGACGATTCGAGCGCAACGCGGTTATTCCACAACCACGTCCCTACTTCCTGTTCGATGCGACCGACACGGCGGAACCCGCCTGCACGAATTTGATCGCCATTCGAGTCCTTCACAAGATGCCTTCCGCGCTCGGTAACACCAGCGTAGAAACCAAGCGCCCACGGATCGCCGGGGTCGCCATCGCTATACTTCGTTGCTAGCACATATTCGCCGATTTCCGGCAACAGCGCGGCGGGGGTATCGTTCGCCACGTTCGTGGCTCCTTTGTCGTTGTTCGTGTTCATGGCAGCACCCGGTGGGGATGGGCGTGGGGAAAGAAGGGGCGGTAGCCCATGCCGTTGCGCAACGTCCAGTGGCCGAGGCCTTCATATTCGAGATGGCCGAACACGCGTTCGCCGTGGATCAGCGCCTCAACCCGCGTCCCGTTCGGATAGCACGCCCGGATGCGGTGATACGCCTCCAACAGGATGCGCTGCGGTTCGTCGTTGGTGCGGAGTTCGTTGGTCATGGTTCAGTCCTCGTCATCGTCGAGCGCCGCAAGCATCGTTTCGCACTGGTCGATAATTTCTTCGAGTCGTTCCCGCGTTGTGGCTCGCGAAACGGACAAGTCGCCGAACATCCTGTCGATGGCCTTGCTGATTTCTTCAAACGACATCACACGTTCTCCTTCTCACCACCCTGCCGCTGTTGGGCGGCGATGGCTGCGTCGACGACCGCCATAAGCTCGCCGAACTCGCGATCCTTCTCGTCGCCGAACGTTGGGCAGATTTCGACGATCTTGAAGCGGCGACCGAAACCAGCGCCAGGCACTCGGATTTCGCCGTACTGCACGAACCTGTCGAGCGACCTCCACCTCTCCGCATCCCGCGCATCCTGCCCGCAGGGCGGCTGTTCTGCGGTGGCGAGTTCCGGGATTGAACGCGCATCGCTGATCGCGCACCTGAGCGTCATCGTCGGAATGCCGTAGAGGCCCTGACGTTCAGCCCATTCGAGCGCGATCTTGTCGGTGATATATTTCATCGCGAATCCTCCTTCGCATCGCTCCCGGCAGGCAGGCCGCGCGGGAGGGCTTCTAGCACGGCTTTTACCTGTGCGAATTCGTGGCAACTGCCATCGGCGGCATGGAGCACACGCTCCACCACCTCATCCGCTATCGGCCGCAGCTCCGATCCTTCGCTGCTACGCTGCTCGTGTTCGCCCTGCGCGGGCTGCGGGTTGGTGTAGACCGGATAGCTTCCGTCCGGCAGATTTCCGGTGTACTCGAAGTCATGATTGACCATGCTGTCGACGCCGCGAAAACGTCGGACATTCAGATATCCCACCGCCTCCGCCCCTTCGCTGCTCGCGCTTCCTTCGATGAGGAGGGCGTCGTAGGCGGCGAGCGCTGCGCGATTAGCAGTTTCGTTGCCGATGCCTTCGGACTCCAAGTCCATCTCTGCTTGGCGCAGCGCATTCGCCAGCGCATCCATCACCTTCAGGATTTCTTCCCGCTCCCGCGTGTTCAGCGTAGCTTTCATGCCGCCTTCCTCCTCCGTTGTGTGATGTTCGCATCCTATCCACTTGACAAGGCCTTGTCAAGCGATTATCCTGTGTGCTACAGTGTTTCGCACGACAAGGAAAACGACATGCCCCGCAAGCGCCTCCGCGTACACAAGACCCGCCTGCTACGCCTGTTCGGCACGCAGCGGGCGATTGCCGAAACCCTGCGCATTTCCGTCCAAGCCGTCCAGCAGTGGACGTACGTGCCTGAGAACCGGATGGACGAGCTGCGCGAGCGCCGGCCAGAATTGTTCGAGAAGGAGGGGAAGTCGTGAACGAGTGGCAGCCGATCGAGACGGCGCCGAAGGATGGCACCAAAATACTTGGGTATGGCAAGTGGTGCTGTGCGGATACGCGTTCGGCCGATACGATCATGTTCATCTGTGATGAATGGCAGGGAGCTATCGATGGCAACGAACACAAGTTCACGCCAACCCATTGGATGCCCTATCCGGAGCCGCCCAAGTGAGCACCCGCGCCCTGATTCTCTCCCGCATGCAGGCGTTGATGGCGCTCGGGCTGGAAGGCACGCCGTCGATGGCAGTAATCGAACGCACGGCGGAGGTATGGTTGAAGCACCTCGGCATCTACAGCGAAACGCGCCTGTCCGTCGCGTTCGATGCGGTCGAGCGCACGGCCACGCGCTGGCCCGCGGTGGCGACGATCCGCGGCGCCCTACCGCCGGAGACCAAGCAGGAGCGCGGGCAGAAGGTGGTGAACATCGGTACGCCGGCAGGCGTGCAGGCACAGATCGACGAGTTGGCCAACTACTTCAAGAGGGGGATGCCGTGAAGCTGAAAGACATTCTGCGAATCGTCCGGACGCCCGGATGCTGGATCAGGAATTTCCATACATCGCGCGTACTTAGCGCGTGGATCAACGAACAACTCGACGCCGGCTACGCGCCCGTGCGTGAAGACCATTTCACCATCACGCTGAATGGCGTAGAGCTGTGGGGCGCCAACTGGCCTTATGCCTTCGGAACGCTGGAAGGTGGTAGTGAACTCGGGATGCCGGACCGCACGACCAATTTCCGCATCGTCGATGCGATGCCGTGCGAATCGACCGAGGAGAGAGTCCGCCGTATTCTGGCGAAGGCAGGTGCGCCGTGAACAAGCTCACCGAAGCTTTAACCACCGCCGCACTCGCCGCCTGCGTTTCGGCCGCGATCGGACTCGTGTTCGGCCTGTTCCTGCGAGGTGCGCTGTGAAACGCGACGAATACGAGTGGGACGTGCGCGAGAATGTTGCGCTTGTCGTGTATGCCAAGACTGGCGAGGTCTTTCTCCGCATCTGGCGTGATGCCGATGGTACATGGACCTACCACTACGACGAAGGCTTCGCATTCGGATATGGTCCATGCGTGAGGACATTCACATTCATCGACCTCGAAAAGGCGATGGCGCACTTCGACGAGAGACAAGCGAGCATCGAACGAGCGAAAGAAGTTCGACATCTCGCGGCCGAAAAGTACCAAGCCAGCGTAGCGGCGTTAGAGGCATCCAAGAAGTTGCGTCAAGAAAACAAGTGGTGGCGCAAATGGTTCAAATGAACGGCTTCCACCTCGATCCGCCCGACTGGAACGACAATCCGCCGTCGCAGGCCAACATCGACGACGCGATTACGGAAGTGTTCGAGGACGAGGACTATCTGGGCGAAGTGCTGGCGGAATCGCCGGCCATCGCGGGGTATGCTGCGCACCTGCTGAAAACGTCCTCCGCCTTCCGCGCGGCCGTGCTGGTGCACGCCAAGGAGCGGATCGAACGCAGGGCGCAGGAGTTGGCGGACAAGGAGGCGCAGGACGCGCGAGACGACGAGGACGACCACCGCGCCGCGTTGGCGCATGACGAGGAGTAAGTGAAGATGAACACGATCTATCGACAGGGTGATGTGATGCTCCGCAAGGTGGCCGAGCTTCCGAGCGGCGCAGTCAAGAAAGACTCTCCGAATGGTGAGGTTGTTCTCGCCCTAGGCGAGCGGACAGGTCACAAACACCGTACCGAGAACGCGGAAGCGGTCGAGTACACGATGCAGGACGCGGAGGACGTCGTGCGGCGCTTCCTGTCCGTCGCGGGCGGTGCGCAGGTACGCCACAAAGAACACGCCACCGTGAAACTGCCGGCCGGTATCTACAAGGTCATCCAGCAGGTGGATT